TTCAATGATGAATTTAGTAAAGAAATGGCCAACCACCAATCAAACACCAAAGGACCAGACTACTACAAAAGAGGTAAAGCCCAGGTTTGGGACTTTATTCGGGATAACGATTTAAACTTCCACCTTGGTAATGCAGTTAAATACATTGCCAGGGCAGGATACAAAGACAGCAAAGCAGAAGACTTAATTAAAGCAATCCACTACCTTGAGAATGAACTCGAACACACCATCAACACTACAGCAGCAGGCAAAGGAATTCAGGAAAGCTTACCGAGTACCAAACTCGAAGACAGCTATCCAGAGATCAACACAGAAAAGCCTAATAGTGGAAGAGTTCAAAGAGTTCTTGGAGGCGGAAGGTCTACTTTTTCGACATGATCCTGCCTTTACAACAGATACATTAAAAGAACTAGCAGACTTGGTATACGTATGTTACCAGTATGCTGAAAATATGGGATGGGACTTAGACACAGCTATGGATAGGGTCCATCAATCGAACATGTCAAAGCTCGGTGAGGATGGTAACCCCATCCTACGAGACGATGGCAAAGTATTAAAAGGACCAAACTACAAACCACCAACATTAACAGACTTGATATGAACAATGAACTAATCTCCCGTACAGGTCGGGTACAAAACTGGATGGACGATCCAGAGGGACGATTGCCAGTATCGTGCACGGTTATGGTCGTAGAGGATTCTATGGACGAAGGACGTGACTCAATCGAAAACAGCTGGAGATTCGTCTCTCATGCTCTCCGATATGGAGCAGGAGTTGCAGTTCATCTATCAAAGCTCCGACCCAAAGGAACTGAAAACGGAAAGGGTCTTACGGCTTCTGGCCCTGTATCATTCGGCAAAATCTACTCAACATTAAATGAAACACTACGCAGAGGCGGATTGTACAAAAATGGCGCTTGCGTTCTTCATTGCGACCTCGATTGTCCTGACATACTTGATTTTATTACTACCCCTAGAACCGAACTCCCGTGGGTCAAGCGATGTGTCGATCTCGATACCGAAATGTGGGAAGACGCAAGTGACGAAGTCAGGGAGTCTCTGCTATACGGAATTAAAAGTGGAGACATTTGGCTCAACAAAATAAAATACGCTAAGCATCCAGTACAACCAACTAAGAGAGGAGAAAGAATCTATGGAAACGTCTGTCTTGAGGTATACTTGCCCTCACGAGGAACATGCCTCTTACAGCATGTCAATCTCGGCGCCTGTGAAATCGAAGACCTCAACAAGGCTTTCTTTGACGGTATGTCCCAACTGTGCGATCTTCATGGCCGAACAGGTGTTGGAGAATCTGGAGAATACCTTCCCTCAGAGACAGACCGACAGGTTGGATTGGGAATGCTCGGACTCGCCAATTTCCTACGGCGGAACGAAGTAACCTATGCTGAATTCGGTGATGCTTTAGAGCAACTGAACATGAGCACTGTAGGTGAAAGTAATCCAAGAGCTTGGACTGCAGCACTACATCTACGTAATGCAATCCACGCTGCTGCACAAGTAGCTAAATGGAACAAGATGGATCGAGCATTCTGCATAGCACCTACTGCTAGCTGCTCATACAGATCAGTAGATAAGGATGGCTATACAGCCACACCTGAAATCGCACCTCCTATTTCAAGGAAGGTGGATAGAGATAGCGGCACCTTTGGTGTCGAGAGTTATGACTACGGCGAAGTAGAAATAGCTAGTGAAGTTGGTTGGGATGCCTATAAGAAGGTAGCTGACCAACTAATGAAAATGTTAAATAATACGGGACTTCTTCATGGATACAGCTTCAACTCTTGGAGTGATGTTGTAGCCTACGACAATGCGTTCGTTGAGGAGTGGCTGGCTTCGCCCCAGACCTCCCTTTACTACAGTCTACAGGTGATGGGAGACACACAGGATAAGAGCGATGTTTACGCGGCATTGGATGAGTCCTCAGTTGAAGATTACTTGGCAGACATTTTAAACAACAAACAACCAGATTGCAACTGTCAAGAGTAATGAGAAAGCATCCTTATCAACAACTAATGGACCGAAAGCGGAAGTGGTCCCCCGTACAAACCACCGCAGGAAAACTAAAGGAAGGAAGTGAAGAGACCATCTACCGCGCTCTCGCAATCCGTCATATGGAGTTACCAGTTGGTGAATTCATCAAAGATGCTCTTACGGGTGAGGTACCACCACTTGCCCAGGAACTCCTTGAGTCGAATGTTACCGATGAAGAGAACCATGACTTGGCTTTGGGTTACATCGCCAATGCTCTGGGGACTAATGAGAAGGCTGAAGCCGAAGCTCTTAGACTCCGAGACGCTTGGGAAAGCCATCCAGATCACACAATCCTCAAGGCATTGGTGGCCGAACGTGCGATATTCTTCGTTCTCCTACCCTTCTTTAGGTTTTGTGGTGATGCTGGTTTACGCACAGTAAGTGCAGATATTTCAAGAGATGAACAAATACACGTGGCCGCTAACTCTCTTGTATGTAGAGATATGGGCTTATCTCCTAGTCCAAGTTTGGATAAGCTTAGGAAGGCCACCATTAATTGGATTATGGAACCTCTAGGTACAAATACTACCGATAAATATTTAGACAAAAAATTCTGGCTGGATACAAGCGATCGATTAATGTATGAAGGCAAAGCTCCAGAGCTTTCCGACACACAGAGAGCACGTATGCCTGCCTTCTTTGAACATAGCAATGTCAACCTCCCGCAATATGCTTGAGGCTATTTACGGTCCTCAATTTGATACGTACCTCCTGACTGAACTTCAGGAGGTCTTCCCACCCAGTGATCCTATCCCGACAGATACGGTGTCACAAATAATGTACAACGCTGGCCAACAGTCAGTAATTCAATGGTTAATTAAAAGAATGGAGGATGAGAAATGAGTTGGCCAGAGTATGTATGGAGGCCACAAGATCCTAACGCTGACGACATGGGGATGGTACCATTTAACCCACCATTAAATGCACAAGTAGCGTATGGTGTAGATGAAGGATTACCTGACGATTGGCAGGATTACGATGGCACTGTAGATAGAGTTAACGCATGGGATGTATTATCAAATCCACTGTACGAAGCAGCAGCAGGCGCTCTTGATATAGATTGGGAAGAATTCAAAAATAATTTCAATGAAACTATTGGTGAACAAGATTTATATGAAAGACCAGAAGCTGAGGATGCACCAGCCGGTGGAACCCAGGCAGAAATAGACAGAGCTAGTAATGCAGCAGACGGGGATGATGATGAACCGTATGATTGGGGCATAACTGATGAAGGTATTGAGAGAGATCTCAACTCCATGCAGGGTTGGCTTCAGGAAACTATTGGAGCGGCTGATGAGCAGCAAGGTTATAGTGGATCAGGACCATCAGCAGATCAATATGCTAATATTGATGGTGACATTTGGGCACACTTTGGTCTAGATAAACCTCCTGAAAAACCTAAACCATTAGGTGATGAGTACTTCGCATATAAAGATTCCCCTAGTAACTATGATAAACTTGAAACATATGGAGGCGACCTCGGTGGTCACGATAATCCTTGGATTCAAGCTGGCCAATGGTTAGGAGATAACCCTAACTATGCAGAAAAATTCCCATTAAGAGGAGAGAAGGGAGCAACAACTGTTGCCTGGGAGTACCGACGAGCATCAGGAGCACTAACTGCACCTCCTGCAAAAGGTGCAGGCCCTGCACATGATTTCTACTTAGCAGATAGAGAAAGAAACATGCCAGGTAATGATCTAAACCCTGATGTACCAGGAAGTGGTGGTAATAAACTAGGTCAAGGTGCGTGGGGTGATTATGGAACAACACCACCAGGAACAGAAACTACTACAACGGAGGCATAGAAATGACTTACACAAACTTTATGACAAACTTTACGGGTGCAAAGCTATTTGCTGATCGCCCGTATGCTTCAAAGAATTTCGGTAAGGCTAGTTGGGATGCAGCAATTAACGCTGGTTACAACCCATCACAAGTCAAAACAGCACTACAACAACTAGGCCAGCACGGTTACGGTATCGGTTCAGGTCTTAGGACTGATCGTATGCAAGGTGTCAAAGGTGCAGCTCATGGTATGTCACGGTTCCAAGGGCCAGGCGGTAACATGGGATTGAATTCTTACATGCAAGCTAAGATGGCTGGATATAGTGCTGATGAAATCAGGTCAGGTGCTGAATCACAAGGTATGTACTTACCACAAAGGGCATCACAACAGTACATGATGGATAAACAGAATGAGAATGAACGTGATATGATGCTGGATTACATGAACCAACTTACTGCGATGATGAACAGACCTCAACCTAATAATCAAGTAGGTAGGAGTACTCCATATTCAGTGGGCACACAAGGTGCTGCTGGTATAAGTTCGGAGAGTGAAGGTAAGTCTAAGAAGAAGAGAGGTACAAAGAAGTGGAATAGAGACGCTTGGGCTGCAGCATTAAATACTGCACAAGGTACTGGAGCTGCATCCGGTTCTAGTGGTGGAAAGACTGCGCCAGTAAACGTAACATCATCAACATAATGAGCGCTAAAACAAGATACGATATACTATCAAGTGATAGGTCTCAATATCTAAATACAGCAGATGAAGCATCTAAATTAACTATACCATATCTCATTGATCAAACTGAAGATTCAGTAGGTAAGCGTGTAACAAAAACACCTTGGCAATCAGTCGGTGCTAAAGGTGTAGTCACCTTAAGTGCGAAGCTGATGATGAGTCTTCTACCTCCACAGACTAGCTTCTTTAAGCTGCAGGTAGATGAAACCAAACTAGGTGAGTACGGTCCAGAGGTTAAGTCTGAATTAGACTTAGCCTTTGCTAAGGTTGAGCGTGTAATCCTTGAAGCCATCGCTGCTTCTGACGATAGAGTTACTGTACACCAAGCAATGAAACACTTGGTAGTAGCAGGTAATGCTCTCATCTTCATGGGTAAGAACGGGCTTAAACTATTCCCACTTAACCGCTATGTTATAAGTAGAGATGGTAACGGTAATGTACTAGAGATAATCACTAAGGAGAAGATAGCTAAAAAACTTATAGAAGGTATTGTACCTGATCTTAAAGAAGATAAGATGGATGGTACTAAGGATGATGACAGTAAGGATTGTGATGTGTACACCCATGTTAAAGTAGATGGTAACAAAGTCATTTGGCATCAAGAAGTTTACGACAAGATCATTCCTAAATCGCAGAGTAAAGCTCCGCTTAATATTACACCTTGGCTTCCCCTGAGATTTAATGTAGTTGATGGAGAGGATTATGGTAGAGGTAGAGTTGAAGAGTTTATGGGTGATCTTAAGTCACTCGAAGCACTCTCTCAGGCCCTCGTAGAAGGCTCTGCAGCAGCTGCTAAAGTAGTCTTCACTGTATCACCATCATCAAGTACTAAACCACAGACTCTAGCGTCTGCTGGGAACGGTGCAATCATTCAGGGAAGGCCTGATGACATCGGTGTAGTTCAAGTTGGTAAAGGAGCTGACTTCCAAACTGCCTTTGCCGCAACAGGTACTATAGAGAAGCGACTTAGTGAAGCATTCCTAATTCTAAACGTGAGACAATCTGAGCGCACAACTGCGGAAGAGGTTAGGATGACGCAGATGGAATTGGAAGCTCAACTTGGTGGACTATTCAGTCTACTTACTGTTGAGTTCCTAGTACCATACCTAGATCGTAAGCTCGCTGTCATGCAGAAGAATGGATCTATTCCACGTATCCCCAAAGATGTAGTGAAGCCTACTATAGTAGCAGGTATCAACGCACTTGGACGTGGACAAGATAGAGAGAGTCTTACTATGTTCATGCAAACTATTGCTCAAACAGTAGGACCAGAAGCTATGATGAATTTCATTAACCCTGATGAAGTTATCAAACGTTTAGCTGCAGCTTCAGGTATCGACGTACTCAACCTAGTGAAGAGTATGCAAGAGATACAAGGACAGCAGCAGCAACAGATGCAACAACAGATGGCTATGCAAGAGCAGCAACAAGCACCAGCAATGGCAGCAGTTGAACAGAAACAAACACAAGCTGAGATGCAGATGGCTATGCAAGCACAACAACAATCACCCCAATAAATTATGGCAGATACATTAACAATTGACAATACTCCACAAACTGAAGTAGTTGGTGAGCTTACAGCAGAAGAGCAGGACTCCTTAGCGGTTGGTGAAAAGCTAGCTGCTGATGAGGCATCCTTACTTGCTGGTAAATTTAAAGATGCAGATGAATTAGAAAAAGCTTACATTGAATTACAAGGTAAGTTAGGACAGGATGAAGGAGAAACTACAGAGGTAGAATCTACTGATGAACCAGAAGCTGAGGCATCTGAAGCTTCAGATATACTAGACCGTTTATGGGATCAAGCTAAAGCTGAAAGCTTTCAAGAAGATACCATGAAGGAACTAGCTGAAATGGATCCAGGTAAGTTAGCTCAGATGCATCTTGAGTACAGAGCTAATAACATGAATGACTCAATCACTGAACAGCAAGTCGATCAATTAAAAGAGATTGCTGGTGGTGATGATGGGTATAAAAGCATGATGGGTTGGGCTCAAGGTGCATTGAATGAAAATGAGATCAATATGTATGATGCAGTAATGGACAGAGGTGATCCTCTTGCATGCTTCTTCGCAGTCCAGACTATGAAGTATCGATATGATGATGCGTCTGGAACAGAAGGAAGAATGTTAACAGGTAAAACTGCATCAAACAAAGGAGAGCAATTCAAAAGCCAAGCTCAAGTAATTGAAGCAATGAATGATCCTAAATATGATAAAGACCCTGCATACCGTAGGGAAGTAATGGAGAAACTTGAACGTTCTGACGTACAATTCTAATCATGATTGGTAGATTACTACACCTAGGTATGTTCACATGCTTAGGTATACATTTATCTTTACTCGCTTATTAACTATGCCTAAAGGAAAAGGTACTTACGGTACAAAGAAGGGAAGACCACCTAAGAAATGAAACGCTTCACAGAGCCCTGGATAATTGCAATCATGCTGCTACTTGTGGCTGCATTTATCGAGGGCGTTCACGTCACTAAACATGACTACTACGATAACATCCGTTCATCAAAGCTATGCTCTGACGCATGACGTGTAAGCAGGGAACGGGGCTTACATCATAGGAGAAAACTATGACTGTCACTTATTGCTATCGTGGCATCAAGTACACGAAAACAAAGTAGCGAACAACAATACAACAAACTAAAAATGAAATCTATTATTGCACTTGCCACACTGTCCGCCTTCTCTGCGACACCTGCAATGGCTGGCCCATATGTCAACACTGAAATCAACAGTGGTTGGACGGGATCAGATTATGGTGGATCCGTTACTGATCTTCACATTGGTTACGAAGGGAATGTAGACCGTCTCGGATACTATCTTCAAGCAGGCCCAGCAATCGTCAGTCCTGATGGGGGTGATGCCAACACTGAATTCTCCGGTAAAGCCGGTGGATCGTTTCAAGCCACTGAGGCTGTGTCCGTTTATGGAGAAATCAGTTTTCTTACGACTGACGCTGATGAAAACAACTACGGAACCAAAGCTGGTCTTAAGTGGTCCTTCTAGGTGGACTTTCTGTACATGATATTCCTAGTCCTATTGTTAGGATTTGGGATGGAGATGACTTGGTCTACTAATAGAAAGTAAATAGGAGGAGAGGCACCTCAGAGTCGGACCTCTCCTTCATTGGCATTAGCCCGTACGCGGATACCTTTTGCCGTCTAGACGGTGGGAAAGACCACAAACAAATTGATCAACAATTTCACGTGAGAAATAACCAATACATTTATTTTTTAATTAACAATGGCTAACGCTTTAACTACCGCTATCGGTAGGATTAATAGTACTGGCTCAACTCCTCTAGCTCTGACAACTGATCAGGCTGGTTATGATGCCAAGTACGGAACCTATCTCAAACTCTTTTCAGGTGAGATGTTCAAAGGGTTCCAGACTAACACAATCGCTCGTGATCTAGTCACGAAGCGTACGCTTAAGAACGGCAAATCTTTGCAGTTCATCTATACGGGCCGCATGGAAGCAGCTTATCATACTCCTGGAACTCCAATTTTAGGAACTGAGAACGCACTTCCAGTAGCTGAGAAGACTATCCAAATGGATGATCTTCTTATTTCCAGCGCGTTTGTATACGAACTCGATGAGACTCTTGCTCACTATGAACTCCGTGGGGAGATTGCTAAGAAGATTGGATTCGCACTTGCAGAAAAGTATGACCGTTTGATCTTCCGTGCTCTCACTCGTGGTGCTCGCTCTGCTCACCCTGTATCAGCTACAGGTAAGATTGAGCCAGGCGGAACACAGATTCAAGTTGGTGCTGGTTCTAATGCTGATGATGCATTGAATGGAACTGAGTTGGTAAATGCATTCTATAATGCAGCTGCTGCTCTTGATGAGAAGGGAGTAAGTGCTCAAGGACGTGTTGGTGTAATTTCACCAAGACAATACTACCAGCTCATCAATGATGTAAGTTCTGGTGTAATCTCTAACGGACTAGTTAACCGTGACGTACAAGGTTCAGCCTTACAATCGGGTACTGGCGTTATTGAGATCGCCGGGATCAAACTATACAAGTCGATGAACATTCCGTTCTTCAGCCGGTATGGTACTAAGTATGCACCGTCCTCTAGCCCTTCTGCTGCAACAGACCTAGATACTGTAGATCCAGGTAACACTGGTTCATTCGTAAGTGCTGCTACTGAAGATGCTGATATTGCCGAAGGTGGTATCAACAATGACTACGGTGAAGCAACAGACTTCGCTAACTCCTGTGGACTTATCTTCCAAAGTGAAGGTGCAGGTGTTGTAGAAGCAATCGGACCTCAAGTACAAGTTACCAATGGAGACGTGTCAATCATGTACCAAGGTGACATTATTCTCGGGCGTTTGGCCATGGGAGCAGATTATCTAAACCCTGCTGCATGTGTTGAACTGTTCGCTGGAACAACTACTAAGCCCGCTGGTTTCTAGTTTTATTTTATACACGGGGAGCTTCGGCTCCCTTTTTTTTACATATACATTATGCCTTTTCCTACCACTAACGCTACAGAAGAATTACCAGCAGTTAACCAAATCCTGGCGTCAGTTGGTCAGGCACCTGTCACCACCCTCGATCAAACCAACCCGGACGTTGCGA